CCTGAGTAACCTTTTGCAATTGCAAATGGTGATAGTGCTTCATCACCTGCTGTTACACCAGCGGCTGTTTGGCCGTAGCGTACTCTTAGTGTGTGAATTTGGCCTACTGGACCTGTCATTGGCTGAACGCCAACTAATTCGTTTGCAATAACCGTTGGCATTACGCGGCGGATTACTGGTAGAATTACTTTGTTTAGCGATGCAATGTTGCCCGCCATTGTTGAACCTGCAACTGCTGATTCTGAAAGATATGTTTTAGTGTTTTCTAAAACTGATTCCATTACAACTTTTTTGTTGCCTGTTAGACCATCTGTTAGGGCTTCTTTGGTTACACCCCAGTTTTCAAATAGGTTCTGTGACATATTGGTATACTCCTTATGATTTGATACCTGCTAGTTTTTTTAGGTTAATGATTTCCGCTTCACTAGATGTGTCTAGTTCTGGGGTTTTGTTACCTGTAACCTCAGTCGTCTGAGATTCGTTTAATTTTTGCGCTGTTTCTGTTTTAACTGTTTCGTTTAGTACAGTTGGTAGATACTTGTTAAATGCTGATTTTAGATTTTTTGTTGCAACACTTTCTAGTAGGCTACCCATTAATTCACGCTTGTCTTTGGACAGAGTTCCAAGCATTTCTGACATTGCTGCCTCACGCTCTCTGCTTTCTTTGATTTGGCGAACTTCTTTATTTGCTTCATCAATTTTTGCTTCTCTGTTTGCAATTTCTTCCTGTGATTCTGCTAACGCAACTTGTACGTTTGCAAGCTCTTTGGAAATTTTCGAAATGTGTGTTCCCTCTGCTAAGTGAGAACCCATAAACTCAGCTGCAAATGTTTCGAACAGTTTGCGTCCAAACATATTTTCTTTAGCTTGTTTAATGTCTTCTTTTAATGTACCAAGCTCTGTAGATAATGTTGATTCAACAATACCTGCAAGTTTGGTAGAAGCTTTTTCGATGAACTCCGCTTTTGCGTTGGCAATAATTTCTTTACCTTCGCTGACAAGTTTTACCTTTTGCTCTACAAGGTCTTTTTTGTCTTGGTGGAATTCATTAAGTTCAGTAGTTAATTGTTCCATTACAAAGTCTTCAAGCTGTTCGAAGTTTCCTTCTTGTGCTTTTCTGTCTTCACGTAACTCTGTAATTTCACGCTTTAGCGATTCCATTACAAATTTGTCTAATAGTGCTGCATGTTCTGCAAGTTTACGTTTGTATTCCACTTGTGTTTCTACTGCTGCTTTTTTGTCAGCTGCAAATTCTACAAGTTCACCTTTAATAGTTTCTGATACCATAGCATCTAGTGCGGACACCATTTGCTCTTTGTCAGTCTCGTAACGGTTTGAAAATTCCTCACGTAGATCAGCAGTGATTTCTTCACGTGCTTCACTAAGTTTTGCGTTCCAAGCTTCAGAGAGTGTTGAACGCACTTCTTCTGAAAGGACTTCTGAACTTAGGAGTTGTTCTATTGCATGAGCCATTAATACTTTCTCCTATAGTTTATTAATAAAGTTTAGTATCTCACTCTGGAGATATTTTTCAGCTACTTTATCGTTGTTTACTGCGCTGGCAACGTCCATTAAGATATTCCCTCTATGGCCATTCATAATAGCTTCATAAAGTGGATCTGGATACGCATCAGGAGCACTTGGGTTAGCAACTATGTCAACCGTTTGTATCTCAAATTCTGATACGCTACCATTATCTGTAACGTTACCACTACCTCTTGATGAAACACCAAGTTTTACTCCATTTTCCAACAATGTTTTGCAAATGTTGCCCATTGGAGTAGGTAATAGTTTTAAACGACCATAGCCGTCTTGACCATTCATCCACATTCTTTCGATTGTGTGGCTTACACGGTCTAAGTTTACTTGCAAATCATCTGGATGATCTGCTTCACCAAGTACTGAATACCCACTGTCGATTCTTCCTTGAATAGCTTTCACTGCTTTGGAAATTTCGCTTGCTGGGTAAACTCTTTGGTTTTGATTACGCTTATCACCTTGAACAAAGATGCCTTCCATAAACAAGCTCTTACCGCCCTTACCGTCGTCGACGGCTTCAGTTACG